TACCAATTTCCCAACCGAACATGACGGATATCCATATACTTGGACGGTAAAAAGACCAGAAGTCAAAAAAGTATATCCTACATTATCTATAGAAGCTTTAAGTAATACCATAGACAATGGAGATAATGCCGGTCAAGAAACAGGAGCGCAAATAGCTTTTTCAATTGAATATGGGTTTGAAGGAGATATACCAAATTTAACGGCTTCAACTTTAACAGATCCAACAGTTTACTTACAAGACGGTAAGTCATTGCAATCAATATATTTAACGCTACAAAAACAATCATTAAATAAAACGTACGAAGGTGTTACGACTTCAGCTTATTTAAACACAGTGAGGGAATTAAATGATTTACCCCAAAACAAAGCATTGCAAAATGTAAGAGTGGATGACACAAGTATTCCGGGCTTAACAGATGCTGACATAACATCTTATACATCTTATAATAGTGGAGATTTATTATTTCCTGGCGAAGAATGGAAAAACATAAATAGATACATGAAAGTTCAAAAATTAAGTTTTGAAACTGATTCTACTTTGATTTCTAGGGAGGCATCATTGAATTATGTTACAGAAGAAATAGGAGAAAGCTTTAGCTATCCATACGCCGCACTTTCTGCATTTCAATTTGACGCGAGAACTTTCGCGCAACAACCGACCAGAGAATATGACGCTAAACTAAAAAAAGTTTTAATCCCATCAAATTATTTTCCATTAGACACAAAAGGCAAAGACAAAAGATTTGTAAATGAAAAAGGATTTTTTGATTCAAGAGCTGCAATAGAAATAAACGCTACAACAGATTTTGCCATAGCTAATCAAGACATTACCATAGGAACTGAAGATGTTGAAATTGAATTTAAATACGACCCAGCAGAAGTTTATCCTAAAACAAATGGGGCTAGTGTTGGGGATTTTATAATTACAAAAGCTGGAGGGTCTTTGAGATCAAACGGATTTGAGGTATTCCATTATAAAACAACTCAAACAAGTCAAGATGTTAGAATTGCTGCGTTAGTTACTAAATCAACTGCAAATGAAATGGACAAACAAATAAACATTTCATTAGAAGATAGAATAAATAATGCTAAATTAATTCCAAAAGGATTTGATGATTATCAATATCTAGGAGAATTTCAAAATAAAGTCAGTGTAGGAAGTTCTAAACCATACAGATCAGATGGTACTGGAGAAGATATAGATGTTACATTTGATCTTTTAATTGGAGAAAATGTGTCATCTAATGATATTATGTGGACTGGTGGATCTTACAACAGATTAGAGATAATAATTAGAAATGGTAAGTTTAGATTAGAGTATGTAAGTAATAATGGTTTCGGTAACAAAGTGCAAAGCGACAGAATATTCAAACCATTTGAGTTAGTAAAACTACAACTTGTAGGAACATTACAAAATGGAGTACAACTAAAAGACACTGAAACAAATACTATTATATGTGAAATTACAGCTGATGGCACTGCTGGTACAAACAGTACAGTAGTGCAGTTAATTGATACTTTTGCAAACGCGTATACAGCAGGAGAAGTTATTTCAAATGGACCGTACTACATACTTGGAGTCAATTCGCACAACCCAACTCCTAGTAGAAAGGGTTACGGAGCAATGCGAAATTTAATTCAAAATGGAACAACTGTATTTACGGATGACATGTTTGGCGTAGGTGGTTTTCAGAGAACTGACACTACTGAACATACAATAGGCAGTAAGTTTCCACAAAGAAATAGTGATATTTACATATGTAAATTAAGTCTAGTAGGACAAACATTTACTTTTAGGGTTACTACAGTAGGTGGGGAGTTGGTTGGAGAAGGTACGGAAACAATGTCAACAGCTAGAGGTTCTATTAGTTTCGCAGGAAGTAACAGATTAACATTTGGCAGGAGAACCAACGATGCATCTACCAATGTAAATCCAAAAAGTATTTTTGCGGATATTAAAATAACAAAAGCTGGGACTATCATACATAATTATATAGGAGATATTGCTGAATCGGCAGTATCACCATCTGAATTAGAAGACAGTGTTGGGGGAAATAATTTAAAATTCCAAGACACAATACCTAATTCAATAGAAGTCAGCACATTTGGTAGTGCTAGACCACTAGTGTACAATGGCCATTGGGATGGATCGTTTAGATTAGGTTGGACAGATAATCCAGCTTGGATTCTTTACGACTTAATGATTAACCCAATATATGGAATAGGTAATAATTTAGATGATCGACAAGATATAGATATTTTCAGACTTTATGATTTAGCTAGATATTGTGATGCGGTTGATAGCGATGGACATTTTGTTGGTGTACCAGATGCTACGGAAGGTTTAGAGCCAAGATTTTCCGCGAATTTGTTAATTAAAGAACCTAAAAACGCTTATGAAACAATAGGAAATATAGCATCTATATTCAGAGCAATAGCATTTTGGGATGGAGCGTCTTTAAACTTCTCAATGGATAGACCTAAAGGTATTCATGGTATATTTAACAACGGTAATGTTTTTGATGGAATATTTAATTATGGAGATATTACAAAAGAAAGTAGATTTAATCGTGTAGAAGTTTTTTACGCAGATGCAAAAGATGATTTCCAAATTAAGACAGAATATGTAGAAGATGAAGAATCTATAAGAAAACACGGATTGATCGTAACAAAAAATAATGGTATTGGTTGTACATCAAAATCTCAAGCTAGAAGAATGGGTAAATTTATTCTTTTAAGCAATAGAAACGAAACTGAAATAGTTAGTTTTAGAGCTGGGCATGAAGCTATGCTTTTGGGTCCAGGAGATGTTATTAGGATAGATGATGAATTAAAGAATTTTGAAATCAACTACGGCAAAATTTTGGAAGTTAATACTGGGAGTAATTACGCTGGATCTTATTTAGGAATTGGAACTCAAGTTTCCACAGGTTCTATATCAACTGGTTTAGCCGTAAATAAAACTGGTGGTATCTATGTAAACGACAATAAGATACAAACACCATTAAAAGATTTATACGACATAGCTAACTTTGATACTACATATACTTTTGAAGGCACACAATATACTGGAGAATTTCCTTTTGACAAAATTAGTGGTGCAAATGCAGAGCAGGTAACTCAATTTTATATTACTGGAATGGAAAAAGCTAATGATAATCAAACTAATTTATTGTTAGACACGGGCGATGCTAATTTTACTGGAATCACAGGAATTAGACAAGGTCATAATTTCAATATTCAATTAAACAATAACATTCAAGAATATTATAAAGTAATAAAATTAAGACCAGTAGAAAATAATTTATTCGAAATAGAAGCTTTGCAATATGATTCTGGTAAATATCATAAAGTAGAATCAGAAGATTTCGATACAACGCCAAACAATTACAATATAGGAATACCTTCTCATACAGTTAACAGACCTACAACACCTACTTTTGTGGGAGATACTCTGCAAGAAGGAGATTTGTCTTTTAGTTATACAGGTTTAATTACCGCTCAAGGCAATAAGGTTGAAGATAAGTATAGGGTCACTGTATTAAAGCAAAATTTATCTGCACCATACGTACAAAGAGAATTTTTAAAAGCTGGAGACACAACACCATTTAAACTACATCATCTGAAAGCAGGAACTTATGTAGCGACTGTTGTTGCTTTAAAGAATCCAGAGTCAAGTCAAAATTCTAGCCAAGAATTTACAATTAATGAAAAACCTTTAAAGTGGGTAAATCCGTTCATGAGTAATATAACTTTAATAAATGGAGATACATCAAGTTATTCATCAAACTCTGGATCTGGATCAATTCATGGCGAATCAGTAGACTATAGATTAACAATCAAAAACAGATATGACGAATCAGTTATATTAACACACCAACAAGAATACACATTTAATGTATACGCCAATATGGGAACAGGTTACAAATTGATTGACAGTAATTATAGAGATAACTCATATGTCTTTTCTCAAGCAAAGAATTACGCCACATTTGGACAATTTACTACTGGATATGAACTTAAGTTTGAACTACAAAAAAATGGAGAGAGCTTAACTCCCTCCACTTTCTATACGAGTTTGATTCCAACGCCAGGATTATAGCAATTTTAAAATCTTTCTACATTCTTTAGCAGGAACATCTTTAAAGCTTTGCCACTTTTTAATTTCAGAAGCGTCGCCTTCGTAAGAACCGTCTTTGTATAAACCACGTAAATGATCCTTGAAATCTTCAAAGGAGGATATACCTAGTTTATCATTTAGATTCTTTTTTAAGATGCCTTGAGGCGTTATATCAGTTGTTTTAGACGTCTGTTCTATAGGTTTATCCTTGTTTTTTGAACTGTCTATTTCATCTGCACCAACAATGTGAATATTTAAAAAGTTACGAACACAACGTACAAAGGCACGATTTTCTGCAATACATTCTAAAAATTTAGCCGCAAAACCATTTGTATTATTGGTTGTAGCATTAGCAATTGAAGTGAAGACTTGAGAACCATTGCTTTCATAGTTTTCAATCCAATTGATCATACATTGTGCAACAACTCGATCATCTGAAGATTCAGATATATCATAAGTGACACTGTGAAAACCACGCAATCTTGCAAGCTCTTTAATACCACTTAACTTAATTAAAAGTTGGCTATCATCAAGACCCTCTATAGAATCTGGAACTGGCATTTTTCTGTACTCAAACCAATCCTTATTTGGATAAAGATGATCTGCGGAAATCATAGCTCTCCAATTAACAGAACCATCTTCGTTAAAAACATAATCTACTGACTCCAGAAGACCATGTTCGTTTCTTTTGTATTTTTCTGGACTACTCATATAAATATAAACTTTCTATTTCTTTTAAAGAATCTTTACTATACTTGAAACTATTAGTTTTGTCAAGTCTTTTAGCTGAAGATTCTGAATAAAAAGTTTCGCCTTTACTTACAAAAGATTTATTAGAACAGAACTTTGTATTGTCTGTTATGAGACTTTTAACATCTTCTTCTTTTGGTTTGGGTTCTGGCACAACAGGAAAATCAAAATACTTTAATCTTAACTCTGATATATTATCTTCGTTTTCGGTTAATAAAATAAGATTGATTTTATTTTTTTTAATAAATTTAAAAAAATTAGTATAGTCGTATTCAAGATCGTTTAATTTGAAAACAATTTGCTTAATATTATTTTTTATAAAAGAAAGAGCATCTGGTGGTATTTCTTGTTTTAAGAAAAGACATAGTTGATAGTGCTTACCCCAATTTACAATATTATTTAAATCATAATGCAAGTCAGCTCTTAAGTTTATGTTTTTTCCTTTTAAAGAATCAGAAAATCCAAAGAAATCGGGTACAATTTCTAAAGATAGATTTTGAAAAACTGCCCCTTTGCGAATAGTTTTAAACTCTATTTTTGCATCAATATTTAATTGGTTTAAAATGTTTTGGGCGATATCTTCTGGGTTGATGTCGTTGATTCTTTTGGGGTTTTCTTCCATCATGTAAGATGGTTTATATTTATCAAAATTAGGTTCAATACTAATACATTTTGACTTCTTGTTCCAAAGTGGTTTTGAATTTTCTTTTAGTAAATTAAAATGAAGGATTACGGAAGGTATATCATATGCACTTGCAATATGACCTGGTAAACTATCAACACCTACGTGCATCATAGCATTCTTAATTACATAATTCATTTGTTTAAATGATGTAGGTATGAAATGATCAACATGTTTGCCGGCTTTTTCTTGTGGACCACCAACTTGAACTACCTTAATTCCTTTTTTATTAAGATATGGTTTTACCAAATCAAAAACGATATCCCAATAATCATATTGTTGGGCTTGCATTTTAATTGGATTCTGAAACGTAATATATTTTTCAAAGCAAATAGGGAAATAATGTTCTGTTAATTCTGGTTTGCCAATTTTAACACCCAAATCTTTTGCGTAAACTTCAGCTATATGACTCATATGATTTTACCTCCTGTATGTTTGAATTTGTTATTTTATTGATTTTATTTTTAATTTCAAAACGTTTGTCGTTTGTGTGATAAACATCTCTAGCTAACCTCACAAAGGTTGATCCAAAGTCTTTATTTCTTTCATGCTCCCTTATCTTATCCTCAATACCCCAGAGACCTCTGTTAATTTGGTAAAGAACATCTCTTAATAAAGACAATTCTTCAGCTATAAAACCTTGGAATTGATTATATATTTTTTCTAGTTGTTCTTTTTCGTTACGAACGTTCTTTAACTTTTCTTCGTCTGTAATATTTTCTAATTTTACATCAAGAATTGTTAATTTGTCAACAAGTTCTCCAGTTGAAATCGGTATTCTAATTTTCATATAATTCGAATTGTGGTTTGTCTAAACCATTGTGATGGTAATTGTGAAATCTTTGAGTACCAAAATGTGGCAAGAAAGCCATATCAAAATAACCTTTGTGATCTCCCTGTCCCTCTAAAAAATGTAAGTTATCTAATTGTGGGTGGTATGGTAAAACTTTATGTACATTTTGATTGTCTTCTATGTAATCAAAGAATTGAGGTTTTGTAAAGACATAAATGTCATATTCTTTATATTGTTTTTTTAGATTACCCATTAATGAATTAATCCACAAAACATCTCCAGCGGATTCTGGCATAATCACAGCAATTCTTTTACCATCATCTAAAAGCTCCATTAATTCTGGTGCTTTTTCTTTATCTTCTTTGTCCCAGTCAAAATCATAATCAATGTCTGGCGAAGAATCAATGATGGCTTCTAATTTTTTGCCTATCACCTCTACTGAATAATTATCAATAGTAAACTGTCTGGCTTTTCTGCCAAGCTCTCTTACCTTTTCTGGTTTCATTTGCCAAACTTTTTTAAGTTGTTTAGCGATGCTAGAAGCGTAAGTGGAAGCTTTAATGAATTGAGTTCCAGGCTCTCTATATTCCGCCCAATCTAAAGGGAAACCTCCGCTTTCGGCTGTACAAGAATCCTCACCGCAGGAATAATTAGTAACTAATGTAATTAATTCTGTTAACTTGGCTTCGAAAATAGGTATTTCCATACCGCCACTTGTAAATGGGTGGCAATAAACATCCATTAAATTATAAATTTCGTTTAACTGTTGTTCGTCTACACCAGCAGAAACATTTGTTGTGTTTTGGCATTTTTCAGTTCCGCAAAAACGGCAGTTTTGTTCCTGTCCAGTAAATGGTTTTACCTCATAGTTTCCACAAGACGAGCAAAAATATGTCGTAAGAATATCATTGGGGTCTATATTTTTTTCCTTAATTAATCTTGGTATATCCCAACCTTCAGACCAATGAGTGTGCAAAAGTAATTTAGCTTGAGGACAATCCTTTTTAAAGATTTTAAATCCATCTAACATATTTGGCACACTTTTTCTTAATTGGTTTCTAAAAACAAAACCGATAATATAATTATCTTGTAAGCCAAAAAAAGATTTTAATTGATTTCTTTTCTGATCATCAAATCTAAAAAAATCATTTGTATCAATTGAGCCGTGCAAAGTCTTAACGTGGTCGTGACCAATTTCTTTTAAATCTTTTTCTGCAAAAGATGACCACACATAAAAATTCTTTGTTTTGGGTGCTGCATCTATAGCTTGTTGTAAAATTGGTTGACTATCTAAAGTGGTCCAAATCATATGATTAATTTTATCCCACCAAGGCTTATCCCAGTAGCCTGCGAAACCCCAAATATCTTCTACCCCAATATAAAAATCTGGTTTATGTTTTTTGATTACATGGTCTATTCTTTCGGCACCGTATCCTGCCGCTCTACCCCTTTCTGGATTTGCGTTTAATTCTCTTATGGTGTTTGGGTCATTTGGTAACGAACCTTCACACAACCAAGGTTTTGTTTTATGCTCTGGGTGGTCAAATGGAGAACCATTAGCAAGCTCAATCAATTTATATTTACCAGTTTTTTGTAAATACTTTAAAATATTCTTACAATGTTTACCAAACCCAGTAAACGCTCTGGAGTTATTAGAGTGATAGACGACTGTTTTCATTAGCTATGATCAAACAATTTATAAAGATATAGTTCTAAAAGAGATTTAAGCGCTCTCGCTTCCCCCATTTCTACTCCAATACCAAATTTTAAAGTTGTATTCTTGATAACTCCCAATGACCAAGCTTGAACTCCATTGTTTTTTGTATATGGTTTAAATGAGATAGTTGTTTTATCGTCATTATATGTGTGGAAAGCAGACCATTCTTTATACTTTTCTATAGCATGTAGTATAGCACCAGCTTCATTTTCATTAATTTTGCAGTAAATATTTTTCTCTGGATCTTTCGCATTTGCGCTAAAAGAACCTGTTTTTTTGTTTGAATCCCAACTAGCTTGCTTAATTGATTGAATTAAGAAGGTGGGTTTAGCTGGATTCCCCTCTTTGTCTTTTGTGATAATTTTGAAAGAAAAGGCGCAACCTGTTCCTTTTGAATTTGGTTTGTAAAGATTGTATTGCATATGTCACTATTATATAATAAAAAGTGTAAAATTCTATATGCCAAGGAATATAAATTTACCGAAAGCTAGGGTTTACATAAGAAAAGATATGTGGGGCGGTTCAAGAGAAGAATTTGAGCCTGCATGGTTAGTATCTGTAAGAGCGTTAAGAGGTAGACCTTTTTGTTTCCAGGTGTGGATTGACGATTATTGTGCTTGTTATGATAAAGTTAGACCCGACTGCTTATATTGGAAATTGCCAGAAAAAAATCACGAAGAATTTGATTTAGTCGACGTACAAATGTGGGAATGTTTGTCAAATGATATAGAATTATTCCAAAAAGCTCAACTTGCTGATGTACCTATGTTAGTCAATATGGGAGAAGAGGGATTCAAAGAGGGAAATTACTGGTTTACAATTGATTGTATACCAGAAAAACAATCATTAGGATATGTAGACGTAGGAGACTCTGATTTGCTTGATGAACACAAAGAAATGAACGTCATTCGGCTTAAAAATGGTCAGATAGCTATTTACCCCAACAATAGACTAAAATGGATTCCAGAATCTTTAAGTAGCACCGAGGCTATAAAAAGAATACCTAAATGGAAAGTTGCAGAAAATGCTGTTTGGGATAAAGAGTGGTTAGAACAACCTTTTGAATTGTTTGGGGATAGTGATTGGAGTTATTAAACTTCAAAATTCCCAAAAATTTCGTCTGTAGTTTTGACCAAATCGCATAATTCGTCACCTATCTCTTCTTTAACAATTTGATACATATTAAAGTAATCAAAGTAAGGATAAGTGTCGTCTAAAAATATCAGTTCGTAAACATAAGAACAAAGCATTTCGTACAGTATTAGTTTTGCAGATACTTGTTTATAGCATAAAAAAGTTTCATAAACATCTCCAAATTTATTAAAATGCTTATGATATTTTACGTAGTTTTCTATAAAAATTTTCTCCATATGCTCTGAAGTAGATATACCAGACTTAATAGCGCAAAAGGCTAAATCAAACATAGGATTAGTTCTTCTTGCTTTATGAAAATTAACAAACTTTATCATTCCCGCTCTTTCTAAAATATTTGATTGAGTTAAATGTAAATGACATATAGATGAGGCATTACTACCAACAACCATTTGTTGTTCAATACTTTGTTTTATAAAATTTAAGCATTCACAAATTTCAGGAAAAATATTTAACTCTTTTAGTTCTTTATAGATTTCTTCATCTAAAACTGATTCAAAATCACCGTAATCGTAAATCTCCTGCATGAAATCTTCTGTATAGTCTTTTTTATGAGAAAAGGTTTTTTCATGTAAGTAAGCTAAATTAGCTCCAATAGTTGGTAAATTACTTTGTAAAAATGGTAAGCCAAATTCTTTAATTGGTAATCCGTGTTCAAAAGTTGTCAGTAAATAAGAATAATTTTTACATGAATAAAAATTTAAAAAAGTAGGACTTAAGTTTATTTTTTCTATCTTTTTTAAGATATCTCTTTCTCTTCTAAATATGAAGCTATCGTCTTTATCTCCAATTTTGATACAAAAAGTTCTATCTTTGTGTTTAAATTTATAACTATCGTAAAAAAAACTTCTACCTAATAGAGATAAACTTTCTAAAAACTCAAAAAGATTAAAATTAGTTTTAAGGTATTCGTCAGAACTAAAAATATATTCTAAAAATTCTTTTTCTGTCCGTGATATCGAAACAGTTTCCGTTTTTTCTACTAATCTACCTGATAAATATTCATTTAGTTTCATAACTAATATTAATTTTAGTGAAAGCCAATTCTATTTTTATTAGGAATATTTTGCCCGCTTTTGATTTCTTTGACTGAAATCCCTAATTTATCCGCGAAAATTTGATACACTACAGAGCCAGTTACTGAATGTTTTGTATCTTTTAATGTTTGTCCCCAATCATACAAGATATCTTTGTATTTCGTCTCGTATTCTTTGTATTTTTTATCGTCTTTTTGAAACTCTTTATCTATTAATTTAGATTCCATATCGATAGCCTCTTGAGGTCTTTTAATCTTTAGTTTTTTTGTTTTTGCCCCCGCTTCATCTAAAATATCAAAAGCTTTGTCTGGGAATTTTTTTTCTGGCAAATATTTTTCACATAAATTTACAATAACTTCAATCAGTGTGTCGGAGTATTCTACTGTATGATAAGATTCGTATGATTTTTTTGCAGACTTTAATAATTTTAAAGTTTCTTTTTTAGTGGGTTCTTTTACATCTATCTTTTCAAAACGACGATTTAGAGCACCGTCTTTTTTAAAATATTTTTCATATTCTTCTTTTGTTGTAGCTCCAATACAAGAAATCTCTCCTCTGGATAAGTAGGGTTTTAACATATTTGCAAAATCTAAACCTCCCTCTGAACTACCTGCGCCTATCACAGTATGTATCTCATCAATAAACAAAACACATTCTTCATGCTGTCTTAAAAAGTCTATGATGACTTTAACTTTTTCTTCCATTTGTCCTCTGTACATTGTGCCAGATACCAAACCAGATAAATCTAAAGACAGAAACTGTTTATGTAATAAAAAATCTGGAGCTTTTCTTTGTAAGATTTTTTCCACCATTCCTTCAACAATAGCTGTTTTACCAACACCAGGCTCTCCAACTAAAATAATATTGCTTTTGTTTTTACGTAAAAGGACTTCAAATGAACGATTTATTTCTTTTTCTCTTCCAAATATTTCATAAGTCCCACGGCTACCAATTGTTTCATTTAGAACTTCACAGCAAGAAGCTAAAATTTCAGATACATCTTTTTGTTTTTGTTTGGGTTGTTGGGTTGGATTTGTTGTAGCTTTTTCTTGTTCGATGCCGTTTGATAAAGCATCAATGATTGAAGTTTTTAATTCAGAAGCGTTGATGTTTATAGACTCTAAAAAGGCGCATATATCTTGGCGCATTTCTAGCATTGCCACAAAAATATGATCTACCCCCACATAAGATGAATCAAGAGCTGAAGCAACTTTTTGAGCAGAACTTAATATTTCTTTAATTTCTTTAGAGAAGATTTTGTATTTTCTTTTTCTTTCTTTATACTCAACCAGTAAAGCGCTCATTGTATCTACAACCAAATCTTTTTTCACAAAGCAATTGCGGAAACAATGATCTAATAAAATATGGTCGTCTTCTAAAATGGATATAAATAGGTGTGCGTCAGTCGTTTTGAGATGATTCATCTCATCTGCAATTTGTCTGGCATTCATTAGCGCTTTTTTAGCACTGGGGGTAAGGTTGTATTCTGAAAAATCGCTCATTTAATTTCTGATAATCTTGTGTAAATTTTTTCGTCAAGAATGGAGATTTTTTCTCCAAAAATAATATCTTCACCCTTCGTGCCGTAAATAAACACAATTTGACTTTCTTTAGGTTTTTTACCCCCACTATTAAGGTAATTATCTAAAGTGGCTGATCTTCTATTATTAGCCATCATAAAATTAACTTTTCCATAGTCATCTTGTATTTCAACTCTCATATACTTGTTTCCAGCTCGACTTGTTCTAGATATACAATCTGTAACAACTCCAACATACTTTACACGATCGTTTTGTTGAACTGACTTGAGTTCTAGACTGTTAACAACATTTTGTGTGTCTTGAAAAACATTTTTAATTTCATTAGAGTGGCTATAGCCTAAATACTTACGCTCAAAATACCAATTAGCAAAAACCAAATGTTCTTTGTTTTTGTCATATATTTTGCGATATCTATCGTAATCTCTTTTGAAAGTCTTAAATCTAGACTCTTTCATGATTGGTTTGCCATCATCCGCTGGATAATTTTCTTTTCTAACAAACGCTATTGAATTTAATATGTCGTAGTTTAATTTTTCTCCAAGTTTGGTAAAGTTTCTTTTCTCTCTGTGAGTTAATAAATTAAATGCTTGAGCCTCTAAAACAAGTCTACAACGATTTGGAACACCACTAGAATTATCGCAAAAAGAATCCATCATACCACCTTGAATTAATCCAGATAAAACACCGATATTAATTCCAGAATCTTTTGCAGATAAAAACACATCATATTTATTTTGTTCAATTAATTGAGAGTCTCTAAAGCCAACGATGTTTTCTAAAGTTTTTTCTGAAACACCCTTAACGCTATTTAGACCATATCTAATATCTTTACCTTCAATAGAAAACTCTATTTTTGATTTAGATAAATCGGGTGGCAATAGCTTCATATTAAACAAACATAATTCTTGACTAATTAATGATATCTCTGCATGAGAATCTGGCTCATGCTTTGTCATTTTAAGCAATGAAAGGAAAAATTCTTTTGAATGGTTGAATTTAAGGTATGTTGTTAAAGCCGCAAGTGTAGCATAACTAATAGAGTGAGATTTATTGAAGGAGTAATTAGCTGAATCTTCCGCTACTTTCCAAAGAACATCTCCGACTTGTTTCGGTAAATTGTTTTCCTCTACCTTTTGTTCGATTTTAGCTTTCCAAACTGGCATTTGGTCTACTTTCTTTTTACCAACAATACGTCTAATTTGTTCCGCTTCATCAAGTGTAAAACCAACTTTAACAGCCATCTGCATTAACTGCTCTTGATAGAGGGGAATCCCACCGGTGTATGACAGTATATCATCAAAAAACTCGTGAACGGAATTGAACACGCTTGTTTTTACATAGCTTGCATATGTATCTAAATAATCAAGTGCACCAGGGCGAGCAATAGCAACCACGGCAGATAGTTCTTCAAGATTGCGAGGAGCAATTTTTCTAGCTGCTTTAAAGTTTGTATCCGCTTCAATCTGGAAGAGACCCTTTGGTGCCTCAATGAATTTGAAGTTTTCATATATGTCTGATGATTCGACATCGATAGTATTTATGTCCATATCAAGTTGTTTTAGTGTATCATAAACAACAGATAAAGTACGCAATCCTAGGATATCGAATTTTACCATCAAAGATGCTACATCGTTCATGTCATATCCAGAAACATAATTTCCATCATTAGTTTTCTGCATAGGCATTACCTCTTCTATATTATAGAAACTAATAGCAATCCCAGATGGGTGAACGCCAGTATTCTTGTTTAATCCTTCTAGTTTTTTGGCAATGTTAAATACTTGGGGGTTGTCATCGCAAAACTTTTTGAGTTTTTCGCTTTCATCATAAGCTTTTTGTAGCTTAAATACCTTTCCGAACTGCTTTGGAATAGAGGCGCTAATATCATTAACTTCCTCTTCCGAGAATCCCCCTACAATCTTTCCGCACTCTTTTACACATAATTTACTGCTCAATGTGTTTAAAGTTAGTATTTTGCAAGTCTTACCTTTATGCTTCTCTTCAATATATTTGATTACCTCGGCTCTTCTATCGTAACTGATGTCATTGTCCACGTCAGCCAACAAAGAGCCGTCTAGGTACGTTATATCGTCAACAACAGTCTTTTTAGCTCTGCTTTTGGACACAAATCGCTCGAAAAACAGGTCATATTTGATCGGATCAATATTTGTTACTTTTAGTAAAAATAATACCAACGAGCCAGCGGCAGAACCACGACCTGGCCCAGTTGGTATATCATTCTCATGGCAAAAGTTTAAAATATCCCAATTTAGGAGTATGTAATCAATAAATCCAAGCTCTTGTAAAACAGATAATTCCATTTTAACTCTATCATAGTATTCTTGTTTATTATCTAATTTATCTATACCTCTTTGCTTGACTCCCTTTAAGCATAACTCACGAAGTAAATCGTAGTTAGATGATGTATTAGAGATACCTAGCTCATCATAGAATCTTTGTTCTACTTCGATCTCTGGTAATCTAACACCAACTGGCATTGGTTGTTTAAATGATTCTAAATTTCTAATTCCCATATTTGTTTTTGAAATATTTCGAAGTTTTTTTCTATATCGTATAAAGCATCATGTAGCTTTGTTTCATCAAAGTCAATACCGTAATGCTGTAATAGATATTTCTGATTTGTTTTTAAGCCACGCTCTCTATAATTGAGATATCTCAATTGCCAAGCAAGTAAATCATCTTTATCTGGATTTTTATTCTCTTTAGCTATCGCCATTGCTACAGACTTTGTATCGAAACAACGGTTGATGTAATCCTTATGGTTTATCTTGATACCCATTTTTCTACACCAAACATTTAGTATATAGATATCGTAACCCAAAATGTTTTGACCAACAATAAGATTTTTTTTGTCGTAAAGAGCTTTTTGAAAATCCTTCCATACGGTCTTTGGATCTTCAGCGACTGATTCATAGTGATCACGATCAAACCCAGTTACTCTAGCCGCCTCTGGAGAAACGTTGAGGTTATCCCATTTGATAAAGCGGTTATGTTTCTTAACTACTTTTTTGCCCTCACATTCAATCCAAGCTACTTGCCAAGGTTTAGATGTAATTAGATTTAAACCTTCCGTTTCGGTATCGAAAACTATATAGCGTTGTTTAAAGTTGTATCGAAGTAATTCTTCCATGATCCAAAGCAAAATTGGTCGCTGCCAAAGTGGTCTAGTCCAGGGTTTGATAGATCGTAACTTCTACCTATCCTGCGGTTACATATTAGTTTGTAAGTTTGGAAAGCTAAAACATCTTCTTGTTTTCGGTAATATATAGATTTAGCTTGTATTAGTTCATTTGAGTGATTTTCGCAATATTTTAGTATTTTTTCGTGAATCAAACAATCAAAGGGAAGATTGTTATCCTCTATCAGAAACGGAACATTGCTTGGTAAATCAATTATACAATTAGAAAAAGTTGTTAGATTTTTATGTATAAAAGAGTCATAAAACGGAACAACATATTGTAAATTGCTGGTTGAATCCCAAGGCTTCGTTATTTTAATATCTGACTGTTGTGTATAAAGGTTATACAACTCTTTAGCTCCAGCATCACCATTTGCAAATGCAACCATTTTACTTTCGGATTCTTCGCTATGGTCATCGTTATACATAGAGAAACGCAAACCAAAACGTAACCTATCTTCAAACTTTCTAAAGGCCTCTGGGAAACCTGTCATATTATCTTCGACGAAGTAAACCTCTTCGAAGTCTTTTGTTAACTCGTGTACATCATCTATTCGTAAAATGCTTTTACCTATAGAAGAATGTGTTTTAAATAATGGAATCATATCACCAATATAAATGGTAATATCAATTTGTCAAGTGTTTGGGGCAACCTTTATAATATTTTACAAAGGATTTGCCACCTTCTGGAATCATAGACTTTTCAAACTCATCTTGGAAACAAGACGACATAAACTCTCCGTCTTTGTCAAAAATTTGGACATAGTAAAAATCAAACTTAAAGGGGCAATGCCACATAAGAGAACCGTCTTTTTTAAGTTGACCTTTTTCTTTTGCAAATCCACATTGAAGTTTGCCACCAAAAGAACCATCATCTGGAAAACCTTTATCGTATGCAAAATTTGAGTTGGCATCTATTTCGTCAAAGTTTTCTAAATACTCTTGAATGTTAGCTAATTGTATTTCAAAACCTTCTAGGTCATCTTCGTCCAAGGGTTTCATTTTCAGTAACCCTTCTTTTTTCAAATTAAATTTTAAAAATAAAAATTCAGAGTTTCTATTAACGTATTCTGGGAAAAGATGTTTGACGGCTAGGCAATAAATGTAGTCTTGTAGATTGTCTTCTTTTTCTTTACCTTCAAATATTTTTTTGCTTGTTTTATAATCTCTTATTATTGCTATTTTTTTCTCTTTGTATAAAAACAATTGATCTATGAAACCTCTAATGTGGTAACCATTTTTTTCTATATCAAAGTCTAATTCTGCGTGGGCTTCATCTGGTATTCCTAAATCTTCCCCATGAAAGTTGCAATTCAAACCATTTAAAATCATTTGTTTTATTAAAGTCATATTATCTTCGTCTGTGACGCCAAGCTCTGTGGCATCAGCCATAATTAAGTCCTTGACCGCTTTAGCCGCAAATGGGTCTTTAGCTTTTACAATTTTATTAAATTGGGTTTTTGTTTTTTGTTTTGAAAGGTGTTCGAATACGTTATGACAAACAGTTCCTCTTTTAGCGCCATCATTATTAGTATCTGGTAATTTTTGAACATATTTATTCCAATATATCCAACTACATGACTGCGCTGTTTTGATGCGACTTGCTGATAATTTAACTTCCATAAATGTCCCAAATTTTTTCGAAATAGTAATGAACAATAGTCATCACAAACGAAATGAAAATACCAAAAAGGGTGACATGCCAATCCCCAAACCACATCCTAGCCATTAGGGTGCACAAAATTATTGAGAGAACTCTCCATATTACTACCTTTTTCACGAATTTAATATTTTAATTAGTTTTTTACAATTAGCATTTTTTGACAAGTTGCTATTTTTCTTTATCTCTTCTGTAATCCATTTTTGGGTGTTACTGTTTGATAAATTCCACTTGTTTCGTCTATCGTACCACTGTGTAAACATACTAATATTAGATGGGTTTTTTTCTAACATTTCTCCAAAATCATTTTCTAATGGTGGGTTAACGCATATCTGATTTAAGTCATATATTTGGGCTAATTTAGCGACAGTTTTAACTGTAGCTTGTCCACCAGAATTTGTTTCTTTGTGTTTGTCGTTGTTCATTGAAACAATAATTTTGTCCAATGAAAAAGTATTTAAATATGCCATTAGTTTAGATGAGATGTCCAGACCAGCGAGCATTAAAACATTTTTAAATCCAGCTTCATATAAAGCCATGCAATCTCCAATACTTTCTACTAGAATAACCTCATTGGTCTCTTCTATATTGTTGTAGGCTAGGTGGTGTGGGTAAACCCAATCCGTTTTGCGACCCATATGTTTCCATTTTGGTATATTATCGCCTTCCACAACAGTTCTACCAGAGAATCCGTGTATTTGATTGTTTAAGTCGTAAATTGGGAAAACTATACGCCTATACATTTTACCTCCACCAGCATAACCACATTCAAAAGTTTCTTGTGTTTCTTTACTAATGTTTTTTCTCTCGTAAAAATCTCTTATAGGTAAGAGCTTGTCTAATGAAGATTTGGGATAAATTTTTTCCATTTCTATTTTTTCTTCTTTGGGTTTAGGTTTATATTCGCCAATTAATTTAGCATCAAAGTATTCTTTTAATATATTGGGGTCTTCAGTATTTAAAGTTTGCTTTACTAGCGCTTGAAATGGTTTAGGTTCACTATCTACCCCAAAATCTCTCCATACCCCAGTATCTTTGTACACTAAAACAGAAGTGCTTGTTTTACCATTGCGATATATAGCTCTAGTTCTCCAATGATTGCCACAATCTTGAAGCTTATAGCCTAATTTCTCTAAAGATTGTTGATAATTCATATTAGATGTCGTCAAAGCTAGGAACCGAATCGTCTATTGACATTTGTAAATCTCCACCACTTTCTCTGAAGCTTACGATATCCCGTAAGTCTCCTTTTTCAGATATATTAAAGTTTCTAAATTCTAAATTAATAAAGTTTCTTCTCAAGTTGTCGTTTACTTGAACGGGTTCTATTGCACCTGCAATATCTTTACCCAAGTGTCTAGACTTAACATTAATTAATTTATGTGTTCCAAATGAAGAACCTTCGTTTTCTATCTCATCATTTGTTTTTTGTCGTAAAATAAACATGTGAGAACAGAATTGAGTAATCCTATCAGATAGAGAAACTACAGATTCATCATCTACAATGTTTTGTGAGTTTCTATTGTTTGTGATACCACTACGATTTGATTGTACTGAAGTAATCATAGGTATGACTGGAGAACCATCTTCTAGTATTTCTTTTTGAATACATTTCTTGAATTTATCCACCATTTCGCCTACAATCTGCCACTCATTTTTTTGGCTTTTTTCTGATGTTGTTTTGATGTAGTCAAAACTAAAAACCATTCTATTACCTCTTCCGACTTTGGAATAATAAAATCTCTTCAAAGTGTTAATCATCTGATCAACATCCATACCACCAACATTGTAGTAGTAAAATTTTAGTTTTTTAACCTTTTGCCAAACTTCACGAACCTTTTGAACTACATCGTCTCCAGCTTGACGCCACCTACCACTTTCTAGTAAATATGAAGGCACTCCAGAGAAAGCAGAACATTGTCTAATTATAAGCTCTTCTTTACTCATTTCTCCATTATCGAAGTGTAAGACTGGTACATCGTAAGTTGATGCAACCTTTGTTGCATAGTCCATACAGAATTGTGTTTTACCTACACCAGATCGAGCTACAATAACTGTAATGTTTCCAGGCCTTAAAAGAGAGCCGTATATATCATTGATTTTTTCGTGCGGACCCATCATACCAAACTCGGTCATTGGATTATTACCACGATCTTCTATAAATGATTCCATTTCGTCATAAATGTTTTCTGGAACATTTGTACCGACCTCAAATAGATTTATATTCTTGTTGAATATTTGGTCTGCATTTTCTAAAATTTTACTATAAGGAACTTCTGCACTTATAGATTTCATTGAATCTATAATCTTTTCAGCTGATTTAGAGATGCTTCTTCTAGCACTTAACTTTTTAAGTTCTTGAATACTAGATTGTATTTTATCATCTCCATGAATCTTCCTCATTGAAAGAGACCTTACATAATCCAAAACATTGATATCTTCCTCAAACTTAATCCCCAAATCTTTAATTCTTTGGGTAAGAATAACTTCGTCAATACTCTCTCCCTTTTGAACAGCCGATTTTAAGACAGTAAATAATGTTTTGTGTAAAAGCGAGCGTTCTGCAAAAAAATCATTTTGATTAATGATGTTTAAATAATTTACTAATAACTTGGGTTTCTGTATAAATACCGCAAGTATCTGTTTTTCTATCTCATAACTATATATCATACGGGTTATTATGAGAGATAAAATTGATTTGTCAAGTTTTTATTGCTCTGGATCGTCTAAAAGTAAAGTAGCCTCATTTTCTTGTAAATATTGCTCTAGTGCTTTTTGTAATGCGTATTCCACAACTGTTGAGTCAAATTTACTAAATATTACTGGTTCGCCATTTTCTGATGCATAAGCTAAAACTAAACCCTTGTAAGCCCCTTCTTTACCTGTTAATTCATACAATTCATTAAGGACTTTTTCTGGTAAATTGAAATTTTTAAACTTTAAAGCCATCGTATAATTTACACTATAGACAGGATTTTATCAAAATATTCTTCGGATAATTCATCATCTGGGTAAATTTCTATCAGTTTGATCTGATTTAGTTCACAAAATTCTATTTTTTTGTTATCTCTACGTATTTGACGTACAAAATTAGCTCTGGTTTTGTGAAAATGCTTAACAAACTGCAAATGTTGAGCTCCCTGCACTTCAATTGCTATTTTTTTGGTATGATTGTAGAAATCTAGGCTTAATTGAGTGCCCGCTACCTTAAACTCCTCATATACGGCATCGTAGCGCCAATGTTTGTACAAATAAGATCTTACTGTACGTTGGAATTTGCTTCTACATTTTCCATTCCATTTGATTTTGTACCTGTGTGCATTTCTAACAGGTTTTTCTTTACCGTATAAGGTTATAAAGTTCACATTACACTAGTTCTGCTATATTTTTTTTAAAATAATCGATTAAAAAACTGCAAAGAGCTTCGTTTTCTTCGATTAATTTAAATAGATTAGCTTCTCCTTGTATCTTTTCTGGTAGATCTGGAGAGGATTCTTCTACCAATTCTCTAAATTCTTCTTCAATTGTAATCCAAGCACCTTTTTTGGTAACAAATTCCCACATATAAAGCAAATCAACCAATTCTTTCTCTACCCAAACAGATTTTCCACCAGTTCTACCGTACCTAATTGGGTAAGCGATTGTATTATTAGTTTTTTCGTTGGGTGATTTTTTAATTGTAGCCTTTGCCCAATGTCCAATAATGGGGTTGGTTTTGGGATCTGGTTGTTTAATAGATGGGTTTTGTAGCATTAAATCAGATTTAAATCTTGGCTCAAACTCTATAATATAGTTGGCAAAGTGTAATAAAGCATTACCGCCCGTTGCTGACGTTTGACGTATCGGAGCCTTTGTGTATGGATCTAATTTGATATCTGCCCTCACTTGACTGATAAAAATAGCCATATGACCCCTTTTTGCAAGAGATATGGACATTCTCTTCATAAAGTTAGCTGCAATTACAGCTCCACCTGCAACTTTGTTAGAATCATAGAAAGATTTATCTATATCTTGTTTAGAAATTAAACCATCCACCGAATCTAGAATAAAGCAATATTGGTGTTCATCTTCATTTTGTTCTACTAAAGTTTTGATCGCATCAACGACAACCTCGTAAATATTACTTTCAAAGACGAAGCAAGTACCGGTTTTCCATTCTTTTGCGTCGTATACAAACTTAACACCAGATCTAGCCACCATTTCATTAGATAGGCGACCTTCAGCTTTGATGTAGAAACCCTTTGCTTTTTTTTGTGTGTTGAGCATGTTTTTCATTACTTCCAAAGCGGCGCTGGTTTTGCCACCTTCATTCATTCCTACAAATCTGTGTAGACCTGGTCCGAATCCACCATTTAGGTTTAAATCAAGTTGCAAAGAGCCACTTGATGCTTTGTAATCAATTGATTTCTCAAAATTATAATGGTCGTCTTTTTTAGCTTTGAGAAACTTGTCTAATATTTCTGAATCTATATCACTCATTTAAAAATGTTTTTGTATTTTTTAGTTTGTTCTTTTGGGGTACATAATCTTCTCCCGATTTTTCCCCTATACTATAAGATGGATATTTTGATAAGTCAACTTTAAAGTTAAAGTTTTTCCATTTTCTATCCATTGTCTCCCTTAACTCTTTTGAGTATATATAAGCTAAACTGTCATATTTTTTAGGAAACGTTAAGATTTTTAAAAACTCAATAGAGTATCTTTCCTCAAGTTTTTTGAGGAACATCATTTCTCTAGACCAAAACTGTCTTTTTCCCTTTTCGGGAATCTCGATCAGTCTGGCTAGAATTTCTTTTCGATTCTTTAATGTCATTTTCTATCATTCTACGAACTAATGTTTTAAAGTCAACTATTTTTTCCCAATTTAATTCGTTTTGAGCTTCAGATGGATCTCCTAAAAGGAGTTCGACTTCCGCAGGTCGATAAAATTTTGGATTAACCTTTATGACTGGCTTATCCCTAAAGTATAAAATTTCTTCTTCTCCAGAGCCAACCCAACGATAAGCTGAAACGTAACCGCCACCAGAACTTTCTGAATATGGTAGCTCTTTGTATTCTTCGCCTTCGATTTCAGCATAATTAAAAGCAAGGTTAACAAACTCTTTTACAGAATGTGTTTCGCCAGAAGCTAAAAGATAATCTTTTGGTTTTTCGGCATTCAACATAAGCCAAACAGCCCTAACGAAATCTTCAGCGTGACTCCAATCTCTTTGAGCTTCTAGGTTTCCTAACTCGATTGGTTCAAAATCTTTTCCAGACTCAATAGCTTCTTTAATTTTTGCAATACCTTTGGTAATTTTTCTAGTAACAAATTCTTCTCCACGTCTTTCTGATTCGTGATTAAATAAATATCCTTGAATTGCAAATAAATCATAAGAATCTCTCCACACTTTTACAATTTGTCTAGCCGCAACTTTAGAAGCACCGTAAGGACTACGAGGTCTAGAGGGGTGTTTTAAATCTTGTGGGCTATAAATTACATCACCAAACTCTTCCGAAGAACCTGCATTATAGTAACGACATTTTGGACAGTGTTTTCTAATAGCTTCTAGTTGATGTAGAACTCCCATGGTATTGTTTTGAAAATGATTTACGGGCATTTTCCAACTTAAACCTACGAAAGAATTGGCTGCAAAATTAATAAAGTAATCTGGTTTAATTTCTTCGATTAATGTATTAATGCTATGTTCGTCTCCTAAATCCATTTCTACTAAATGAAATTGTGGATTAAGTTTGAGGTGTTCTATGTGTTGGTGATTAGGGACACTTAAACGTCTAATTGCTCCGTAAACCTCTACGTTCGTAAACTTTAGTAAAAACTCGGCCATATAAGAACCGACTTGACCTGTAACTCCTGTAACTATTGCTTTTTTCATTTTAGTAAATCTTGGTATTCTTTAAAAGATGATACTTTAATTATCATATTTTCAAGTTTAAAAGTACCTGTTTGAGAATTTTCTTTCATAATTTTAGAAAAGTTGTTGATAATAGCAAAGTCATTATTGTTAAACAATGAACAGTTAATCTCTATGATGATTTCATTATCTATTTTTTCTGTTATGCTTTTTACTCTATCCTTTAAATCATATAAAGTGTTTTTTTGTTCTTTGTCAAGATAAGGTTGGATATCATCTACACAAATGTCGTAGTACAAGTTAGAACAGCGAGGTTCGAGTAATTCTATAAATTCTAAATTAGCTCCATAAAGTATAATACCTATGTCGTATTTAGGTAATACTATCGGTTTTAAAAATTCATCATTACAAACATCGCTACCCCACTTTCTGAAAAAGTTTCTTTCGTTTTTTGAATTTGTTTTTTTCCACTCTTCTGAATCTTGTCCTGTTTTTACGCCATTATGTTTGTTAAATCTACTGCCTCTAGATGTAAAGTGATAAACTAAACCTTCCCAAGTTTGTATTGTTTCATATCCATTTAAAATGAATCGATTAAATAAATCACTATCCTCTCTACTTTGTGGTGCAAATAATTCATCGTGACCACCTATTGATAAAAAATCTTCTTTATACATGCACCAAGGAGCGAAAACACCTTTTGTAGTGGGAATGCCGTGCTTGGGTTCGTATTTATTAGCCCAATCACAAAATTTATTGTAATCAAAATCTTCTATCTCTGAACCGAAGTCATGTACAACTTTTTCTTTACCATCGGGATGTAATGGTGGTTCAACTCTAGTAGCTGTTACAACTGTTTTTGGTTTTAAGTGTTTTAAAACGGCTTCATCTAAATTTGGCGAGGCGACCATATCGGCGTGAAAAGCCATAATGATATCGGTTTTAGCCATTTCTATACCTTTATCAAACATCCCAACAATACCTATTCTTTCGGGTCCTGGATTGTTGTATGTAATTAAGTTATCATCGCCTAAAGATTCTATCCAATCTTGTGTATTGTCTGTGCTTGCGTCATTAAGCACCAAAATATCGTGATCACCTTTTAAATTTTTTATAGATTTATAAGCTAACTGTAAAAATTCTAGATTGTTTCTAGAGGGTATGACAAATGTTATTTTTTTCATTCTTTTACTGGTTCTAAATAAACTAAACCGACCATGACTTGACACTGATCTATGTTATTAGAATATACTGTAGAACCCCATTGGCTAAATTGAGTTCCGTTTAAAAAAGCTTCAAAGTTAAGCTCTAAAATCCCAAAGATTCCTATTTGTTTATTGGAAAAGTTTTCTTCTAAAACAGACTTAAATTCTTCGGGAGAGTATTCATAGAGGTGTGTGCCACCGTCATATTTCCATTCTTTGGTTTTTCTTCTTGGTGTTGTTATAAATAAAACTTCTTTAGTTACTCTTGCTATGGATTGAAGGTACTCATTAATTTTTTCTTTTGGCAAATGTTCAAAGGTTTCTACTGATGTGCAAACATCAAATTCATTTTCTTCAATC